TGAGTTCCAAGACGAAGCACCAATGAATCCCTTTGACTTTTGGGATGGTGCTAACTTCAAACTTAAGATTCGTCAGGTAGAAGGTTACAGAAACTATGACAAGTCTGAGTTTGCGGCTCCAAGTGCCGTATCAGATGATGATGCTGCTATTGAAGCTATTTGGACACAACAGCATTCACTTGCTAAAATTGTAGACCCCAGCAACTTCAAGTCGTATGAAGAATTGAAGAAGAAGTTGGATTTTGTATTGGGTAACAGTGCCAAGGTAGGCACAGCAGAAAGTATTTCTAGTCAGACTGGAGATGCTGCTGATGATAACTTCATGGAGAAGGTAACCCAGATGTCAAAGGCTGAGACTACTGTTTCAGAGGATGACGAGGATGATACACTATCCTACTTTGCTAAACTTGCAAATGATGACTAATAACTAGTCAGACGAAAAGGGGGCTTAGGCCCCCTTTTTTAAAACCCAAAATTAGTTCCTAAAACATTATCCTGAAAGCGTCTTATAGAAGAATCATCGGTCCTGGTGCCGATAGAAGGAACACCGACAAGAGGTGAACTATTACCGCCACCGCCTGTTGAGGTGTTATTGTTTGTTACATTATTAATAATTGTAGGTGATGTTTGGACAGAGTCATATCCCATATTTTCTACAGCATCGGCTGTAGGTAATACATTAGCTGACCATGTTTCTATGTTATTTGCGTTTCCGCTGAATTCAGGTGCATATTGATTTAGATTAACATTCGAAGCATTAATATTTAAATTGTCTAATCTGTCAGACAATTCAGCTGAATCTTCAGCTTCTCTTGAGGCATTTATCATATTACCAACTACATTTCCCCCAGCAGAACCTGCTTTGTCTCCTAAAAAACCACCTACCAAACCACCTATAGCTGCTCCAACAAATGGTATTGGAATCAGCATTTGTCCCAATGCAGCACCTGCAAGAACACCGCCAACAGTACCAACACCACCACCAACAGATTCACTTCTCATAACAGTGGCTTGTTCGCCTGTTATTTCTCCTGATGCTTCTAAAGAATTGGCTTCCTGATAACCACCATAAGCGTCCGCAGCTGCCATTCCTACCATAAGAGGTGTTGCAACTTTTCCTAACATCCTACCACTACCCTTTAAGAATCTACTACCACGTGAAGCATCATCTGCTGAATTAATAAGTGCATCTGTTGCGCTTGCAATTCGGCCGTTCGGGGCTTGATACCGATTTAACTTAGTATTCCACCGGTAGCCAGGTTTCAGATTTCTAGCTGCCGTACCTCGTGTACCTCGTGTACCGGGAGTAGGTGTTCTGCTCCTCAATGGTGGCGTGCCTGGTAAGCCAAAACCCCCGCCCCCTGCCATTCCTTGTTCAATGAGAGTTTTAATGTCTTTTAAAGTATCGTCTATACTTTTTAAATGATCAGCTTGTTTTTCTTGGTATGAATCTACTTCAATACCAGATTCACCGGGCGTATTAGTTTCGCTAGACTCAATATCAGCTTTAACTTTTTGTCTTGTTTCTTCTCTTTGTTCAACCTCGGTGTCATTATTACTATTATCTGAAACAGGTGGTTTTAATGCATCTTTTATCGCCAGTCCAGCTGCTTCGGTTTCTGGATCAGAATCCTTACGTTTTATAATACCCATCTGACGCAATGGATTTAAGAATTGTCCCAATCCCTGTAGAGGTGTTGCGCCCTTATCAATACCTGCTGATTTTCTTAAATTATCTTTTAATAAACTTAATGTTGAGTTACCTTTCTTTACATTTTTTACTTCAGCTTCAAGGTCTAATTTTTGGATAACTTCAAGCTCTACTTCACCTGCCAGCTTTAACTTTTCAATACCAGTTATTATACGGTCAATCAGCTTATCATTAGCTTTACCGTTATTCATTTGTTGAATTTGGGCGTCACCCATTTTTTTCAGGATATCTTGCAGTTCCTTTAAGGATTCTTTAGAGATTTCTAAAGTGCTAAGAGTTTCGGAACTGTTTTGCAGGTTAGATGCAATACGATACACAGGACTATTTTGAATATTCCTCTGAACCGATTTGTTTTTAATTCTTCCTGCTATTTCCTCTAAATTTGACATATACTAATTACTCTGTTTTTGTTTTTCATTCTTCTTTTTAATGTGTGTAATTAACATACTAATATATACTTCTCTTTCCCAGGGCATCATATTCTCAATTTCTGTTAAACTCCAATGATGCTCCTGTAAAAGTAAAAAATTCGTCTTATAATAGTTCTCGATCGAATCCTGGGAAAGAGTTAAACGAAAAAATGCTCATAACCATTGATGCTAACTTGGTTATCAGTATCACACCCCTTACACTTAAAGTTTACCATATGCTCTAGATATGGTTTGTTTCCTAAATATTCTACAATTTTATCTTTCACGTGTATTGGCATACTTTCAATAAATTCAACAAATTCTTCAGAAGGAATATCCTCACTTTGTATGATTTCATCTCCGTTATAGATATAATTAGTACAACATCTAATAACTTCAATGTCTTCCATTTCTTCTAATTCTGCTTCTACCATACACGTCGGATGTTTTAAAACAATACCAGCACTTTCACTTAACTCGATTTTATTTGAAATATCTGAGTCTAGATTTACAACTTCAAAATCAGATGTTTTACATTCATAATTCATTGTTTCTTCACAACCGCCACACCTTAATGAAAAACTAAAAGTTTCACCGACTGATTTAGCTCTTAATTGTAAAAATATCCATTGTATCAAATACATTGGTAATTCTTTTGTATCCACTTTATTGAAAGAACAATTTTCAATAATCTGTCTACAAGCGTTTAACATATCAGGAATTTCACCTGATGATAATGCCAAAGTTAAAAGTTTATCCTCTTTAACTAAAAAGGGTCTAAACTTATATTTTGTATCTGTTCCCGGCAATTCTAAATCGAATGTTGGGACATCTATTTTAGGTAAAGCCATTATATTCTCCAATTAATTAAGTTTCTTGCACATTCTCACTTTCTGTATTTGTGCCGTTATAAGTTGCAAATTCATTTGTCCAATACTTGGCAACCATTGTAACTGAACCTCTTACAAGATTATTGTTACTCCAAGACATAGGAGTTAAGTTAATAAGTTTCGGAGTACAATCCCAAAACTTCCAATGTCCTATTACTTTATCCTGTAAGTCTAATGCTTTTACGTGCATCTCAGATTTTACATTATCCTGGAATTCTACTTCTTTATTTACCATATTAGAACACAAGTTAATCCAGGCTTCAAATGCTTCACGTACAGACCATCTACTATCCATCACAAAAGTAAATGGAACTTCTTGTGATAGGAATTCAACATTTTGAGCTCTGTATTCCGTCCACGTGCCAAATTTAACAGGTAAAGTTGTTGCAGCAAGTCCCGGTATTTGACATTCTTCACACCGTAAAGAAAACATACCATCAGGGCCATTTCTAGAAAAATCCGGTCTCTGTATTATATCACGTACTGGTTGCGGAAAATTTATGAGAACTTCAAACCTATCCGAACGGGGAGTGAATGACCCTCTTATATGAGCACGAAAATCGTTTATATTTTTGTCTGCGCTAGCCATCTATTAACTCTCTGCTGTCTTTCCAAACGCCTGTAGCATTTGAATTTTGAAATGATTGTAGTGGTAAAAATATTGATGCCTTCCAGTGTGTAGGATCTATTCTTAAAAATCTACTTTTAACCTGGGAATACAAATATTTTTTTACCGTTGGTTTGGCTTCAGGAAAACTACTGAATCCTTTTAACATATTCCAACTCACTTCAATTTTACTTTTATCACTAATTTCTCTATCACTATAATCTAAGAGTCTACCCATTAATTTCATTCTAAGCAGGGGAGGCAAATAGTGTAAATTGAGACCTGCGAAACCCCCTGATATGTCATCAAATGGAAAACACAGAGGAAGTCTATCATAGTATGGTAATGTACTAGCATATTTTGGATCGTAAATGAAAAGATACATTCCACCGGGTTCTAATTGATTTGTCAGTTCACCTAAATCAGTTTTAGATACACTAGAAAAAGAATCAAAGTTCCCGCTCAGTTTTTTAACCGCAGTCATATACCAGTTAAAAGATCTATCCTGGTCTCCTGCTTTTGCTCTTATATTATCAAATGGATTAGCCATATCACTATTTATAAGGAAATTCCTAAATCTTTTTCAGTAATAATTATAAACTCCCAGTTACGATTTTCACAAAAACTTTTAGCAGCTTCCCATTTAGCTAAATTTACACCCCATTGTTTAACTTCTTGTATGAATCTTTTTGTTCTTCTCTTTGGTATTTTTGGTTCTTGTGTAAATCTAAAGGGTTTGACTTCAATTAAACACATTCTAACTGATTCCTTAGTTTGTATTTTTACAAAAAAATCTACAAAATATCTGTGTATTTTATTGTCCAAAGGCGAACGATAAGGTATAACAACTTCTTCAGACCCCCATTCTAGTATATCTGAATTTAAATCGCACCAATTCATAAACTTCAATTCATATCCTGAACGATATATGATGTTTGTTATATTGCCAATATACTTTGCAGGATTTCTTGGAATAAATTTTCCCTGATATGTATCCTTACGATACAGCATGAATTTCGTTATAAACAATTTTAGGAGAAAACAATTTTTCTTCTAGTATCTTTTCCATGCTGTAAATAACAGCCCCTTCGTTATCAAAAAAATCTTTTAAGGATTCTTTGTTACAAGACGCAATAGTAAATGCTGCGAATATTGGATCGTGTTCTTCAATTAAAGGAATGTGATCAATATCATACTTGTTATACGCACCTCGCAATAGTCCGAATAATTGTTCTTGGTCAATGATATTCCATGGGTGTTCACCTTGTTCATTGATTCTTTTGAATTTTAAAGAAACAGAAAATATCTCTTGGTTTTTCTCTTTATGATACTGAAAGTGTCCCCTAAGTTGGTCAACACTAACCTTAGTCTCGGGCATAAACACTTCTTTGTCCAACCTTTCAATTTGATCAAACATAATTTTAAACTGTTCAGGTATTTCGGTGTCGTCCCAAAGAGCAAGATATCTTTTATCCTTATCCTGTACTATTGTAAAGTCTCCTGAATACATTTTTCTTACTTCATCTTCTAATGGATTTCTATCCTTACGACCTTTGTGAAGCCACACTTTATTTTCTTCATCATACACTAAGTTATCTTGTAGCTTTCTTTTTTCATTACTATTCCAAAGTATCTCATTACTTACATAGATATCTCCGTCTATTACTTCAAATGTATGAAAATCATCAGGTAGATTTCCTAGACTGTCCGGAGTGTATACACTGTCCTTTGTTATATAATTTACAAGAAGTGATCCAATATCCACAGAGCCATAGTGGGATAAGATTTCTATGTTATAATCTTCACATACCTGTATAAAGGTTTCAGGTGCGGTAAAGCCACTTATATTGACAATAATTTTTTGTGTGTCCGGACCACGTTTACCTAGAGCATCTAACAGTCTATACATACTGTAGGTGTTGTAAACTAATATTCTATCTAGTTTTTCTTTTTCAATTGCAGGCACTACACTGTTTACGAATGAATTAGGATCCAAAGCAGTGTACATACATGACCTATGGAAATCAGATACTATCAAAGAGGGTAATAGGTCTGTTAAAAAACTACTTGCATGGTGCATATTTTTAGTATGCCCACAGCGGTGTTCTTTCTTAAATCTAAACATACCAATATTTCTTTTTGCCGTTAAGAAAACTTCTCTCTGTGACATTAAAATTTTTCTAGCATCACCTGTAGTGCCACTTGTTGAACAAATTAAATAGGGATCCTCAGGTTCGGCTTCAATGGCTGAATACTCCTCAAACCAAGAATCTATTTCTTCTAGCTCAATGACTCTTTTAGAATATTTTTCAACCATATTCCTATGTACAGTTATTTGTTTCATATCCGGACTGTCTACAGTAAAGTCAACAGGTCCAAACATACCCATTTTTGTTTTGTGTATTGTTGCTGGTGAAACGGGGAAGTCAATGATAAGCATTTGTAATCCCAATTCACCTGCAGCAAAATGTAGTGCTACTTGATTGATACTTGCATCCGGCAAAGATGCGGCCATACTATCGCCTCTCTTTGCGCCATATTTCTTAAATAAAGATTTCCAACGATCAATAAGACTACACAGCTTCTCATAATTGTAACCGTCATAATCAATATCTTTGTTAATTAAATCTTTTGTTATTAGCATTTGTTTCTCCATCTTATAAAATTTATCAGGTAATATACCTAAACTGTTAGGAATATATTTACTATGCTCTGTAATATAGTTTACTAGCAGTGGGATACCTGTATCAATTGAACCATAGTGAGATACAATCTCAATATTAAATTTTCTACAAATATCCGGGAAATTCTTTGGAGCACTAAACCCACTCATGTTTATTACTATTTTATAATCGTTATCTTCACCCAGTGCTTCTAAAAACTTAAACATACTAAACATATTATATACTAATAATCGGTCAAGTTTGTATTTTTTAACAATCGGTATAACATTATTTTCAAATGTTTTTGGGTCCAATACTGAATACAAACAAGACCTGTGAAAGTCAGATGCCATGAGAGAAGGTATTAAATCTGTAATAAGACTGCTCGCATGGTGCATATTTTTAGTATGACCGACTCTACTATCTTTATAAAATTTAAAAATATCTATATTTCTTTTAGACATTTCGTAAATTTCTTTTTGTGTAAAAATTATGGGTTTAGCTTCACCGGTTGTACCACTTGTAGATGCTATTAGAAAAGGAGAACTTGCCCTTCCCCAGATTGGAGTATATGTATCGTGTATACTATCAATTTCGTTTTCCGCAATAACATTCAGTGAGTATTCTGTAATCATTTTATGATGTATTTCAATACTTCTTAAGGATTCACATTCAACCGTAAAATCAACAGGACCAAATAATCCTAGTTTTGTTTTACTCATTGTTTTTATACTTATTGGCCAGTCTATGATAAACAATTGTAATCCTAACTCAGCTGCTGCTATTGTGAGCGCAATTTGGTTTGGATTGACGATGGATATAGAAAGAGCAAGTGTATTACCCTTTTTGACATTTTTAGATACTAATAAGTATTTCCAGCGATCTATGAGATTACACAATTGATTGTAGTTATAACCATCATAATCAATGTCTTTATTAATGATGTGACGACTAATATTCATATTATAGTTTTTTGCTCAGTAATCCTTTATAAATAAAGTAAATTCTATTTATTTATAGAGGTTAAAAAAATGGCTGATGTGACTGATAGTTCCGTCGATGTAAAAACTACAGAGCAATCAACGACTCCATCTGCTCCATCTGACGGTGGTGATACCTGGTGGACAGCAATTACTGAAGTTTTTGATGCGGCCAAAGAAAAAGTAACCGAAATACTTGATCCTGAACCTTATGAGATATCCTTGCCTGAAGACCCTGAAATAAACTATGATGTTGGAACCGGACCCAGAACTTTTTCATACAATCCAGGTGGCGAAGAATATCAACCACACACAATAGTCTTTTCAATATATACAAAGGCAAATACCGCCGCCGGTGCTGCACAAGATAAAGCTGATTTAAGTAGAGAAATTGAAGAACTACTGGGTGGCAGAAGTGCTAAAGATGTGAGAGCACGTCAGGCAGAGACCGAGGAAAGAACGTCAGGTAGAATATCAGAGGATGCAGCAAAAAATGTTGCTACTGCCGGCATTGGAATTACTGGAGCCGTATATACAGTAAACCAGGGTGTGGCTGCTGCTAATGGAAAACTAGGAGCTATAGCTAAAGGAGGCGCAATGGCTGTGCTTTCTGTTGGTGGTATAGCTGCAGCGAGAACATTTTTTGAACCCGTACCTTATGTAAAATTAAATGATATGGTACAACTTCATGTCAATCAACCACCTCAAGCAAACTATAGTGCTTCCTGGGATGAAACTAGTTTAGGTACATTAGTTGGCGGTTTTGCAGGTGGCGCCGGCAACAATGGAATATTTGATGATTTTTCTTTAGATAGATTGGGTGCAACTATTACTAAAAGTGGAGGAGTAGGTGAGGCTACTTTGAGGGCACTCATTTCCGGTGCAGCGCAAATACCAAAACAATTAGGCGGCGGTGACATTATTGGTGGTATTGAGGCTTCAACTAGACAGGTAGCTAACCCATATAAAGAACAATTATTTAAATCTATGGGATTTAGAAAGTTTGGTTTCACTTATAAATTTGCTCCAAGAAGTGATCCTGAACTTCGCCAAGTACAAAAAATTATACAACTGTTTAAATATCATATGCACCCGGAAAAAGAATTATACTTTTTAAAATATCCATCAGAGTTTAATATTGAGTATCATTATAAGGGAAAAGTAAATGAAAATATTTTTAAAGTAGCAAACTGTGCATTAACAGATTTAAAAGTAACTTATGGTAGTCCGGACAGTTTCAATAGTTTCAGGGGAACAGATGGTGCACCTTCTGAAATAAATATGGAAATGACATTCCTCGAATTAGAACTTCTTACTAATGAGAAGTTCCAAGATACTAAAGGATCGTACTAATGTATTTTAAACTCATGCCTAATATTACTTATGATTTCAACGGAAATATAACTGTTGTAAAAGATATATTCCGTATGGTCGGTCTTACTATTCCTCAAATAAATGAAACTGGATTGATAAAATATTATATTAAAGACGGAGAAACACCTGAGATATTATCACAAAGAGTTTATAATACACCCAAATATCATTGGGTAATTCTTGCTGTAAATGAAATTATAAATGTACATGAAGAATGGCCAAAAAGTGACAGTAGATTGTTTGAGTATGTTGAAAATAAATATGGTATTGGTAATGCTACAGACATTCATCATTATGCTAAAACCATAAATGATGAAAATATTATTGTAGATCCTGATTCTTCTGACTCCTCTATTTTCAGTGTTTCCAACTTGACATATGAAAGAGAAAAGAATGAAAGCAAAAGACAAATTAGTTTGTTAAAAGAAGAATACATACCTAGGTTTGTGTCCGAATACAAAAAACTATTAAGATCATAATATGGCTGGATTATCTGAAGATATATCAAATGCGGGTAGAGTATATGTTGAAGAATTATTTTTAACAAATCATGCCGGTGAAAATATTGACTTAAATAATTTTCTTGTAGAAATTAATATCTATGAGGATATCTTTTCGCCTGTAATGCACGGAACTCTTGTACTTGCAGACTCAGTTAACCTAATCAATAATGCACCAATTATCGGCCATGAGTTTTTAACAGTTAAATTAAGAACTCCTAGTTTAGAAGATGCTCCAGAAAATATTATAGAAAGATCCTTTCACGTATTTTCAATTGAAGATAGAATACCTACAGGAGATTCAGAACAGGTATATTCATTACACTTTATTTCACTTGAAGGTTATCAGGATCAGCTCACAACACTTTCTCAAACGTATAAAGGATCCACGGATGAGATAATAAGCAAGATAATTCCTGAATTTATAAAGGCAAAAAGAATTGATGGCACGGATAGTAAACCTCTCATTGTGACAGACACGCCGCATATTAGTAATATAACATATACTTCAAATTTTTGGTCTCCTATAAAAAATTTAGCATTTATTAGTAGAAGATGTATTGGAGCCAATACATCTGCATCTGATTTTTTATTTTTTGAAGGCAACAAAGCATTCTATGTTGCTAGTATAGAAAATATAATTAAAAGTTCTGTTGAGGCAAATATTGTTTTTGATGAATATGTATTTGAACCGAATAGCCTTGAAATACCGAGAAGACAAACCGGTGTAAATTATACTTCTGTTGGAATGCCCCCGGAAAATACAAGAATAGAATCAATGCAAGCTAAGAAAACTTTTAACTCAATGGATGGACAAAGTTCAGGATACTACGGTGGTTCAATACGAGGATATGATCTTTTAAGTAAAAAAATGTCTGAAAAAACTTTGAATCTATTTAATCCTGAAACTGGTAGATTTTGGACTACAGATAAGGGGTATCCTTTTCCTTCCGAAGCTTTAACCAACCCCTTTTCAAATGAAATATTTTTCTCATATAATAAATGTTTGTATCTAAAGGACGGTGAAAAATACGGTATAGATGATGAAAATACTGGGTTGCCTTTTTTGAAAAGACGGTCTTATTTAAATTCATTAGATCAAATTAAATTTGATATAAAAATACCCGGAAGAACTGATATTGAAGTCGGTGTATTACTTTATATTTTATATCCCGGCAATTCCGTCAAGGTTAATGGTGAAGTAGATATAGATGAGGTCATGGATCCTGTTTTAACAGGTAGATATTTAGTGACAGCGTTACACCACAGAATCACAGCTATGAGACATACAATACACGCAGAAGTTGTTAAGAATGGGGTGTCCTTAGACTTAGGAGCACCTAGTGCTACATGAGGTTATGAATGAAGATTTTACCTACATTTAATTGGTGGATAGGTATTGTAGAGGATAGAATGGATCCCTACAATATGGGTAGATGCCGTGTAAGAATATTTGGGTATCATACTGCAAATAAACAAACTTTGCCCACAGCAGATTTGCCTTGGGCAACTCCTATGATGCCCGTTACAAGCGCAAGTGTTTCAGGTGTAGGTAGCAATCATGTTCTTGTTGAAGGTAGTACCGTAATAGGATTCTTTGCCGACGGTAAAGATGAACAACAACCTATTATAATGGGAAGTTTAAATGGCAGACCTGAGGAACGAGAAGAAGATCCTAATATAGGTTTTAATGATCCTTTCAATATTTTTCCTAGAAACGGTGAGGAACCAGGCTATAACGAATTAAATGAACCCGATATTTCTAGATTGGCTCGTGGAGCTGCTGCTGAAGATCATGCAAGTTTAGTACAAAAAAGAGAAAGTAGATTAGCAAACGACACAAAAATACCGATAGCTAAAGCACCTGAAATGGATTCAGTTACTAGTCCTGTTAATGGCGCCTCATACGAAACAGAATTTTGGGAAGAGCCTCATCCTCGTTTTGGTAAAAACGAAACAGGGTCATATCAGGAACCAGGTCAGCTTCCAACATTTGAGGATAGTACAACCTCTGTTTATCCGTATAACAATGTAACAGAAACAGAATCCGGTCATGTGTTTGAAGTAGACGATACTCCCAATAACGGAAGAATACATGAGTATCATAACTCGGGTACTTTTTATGAAGTACAGGCAGACGGAACTAAAGTCACAAAAATTGTAGGTGATGACTACAAGATCGTAATACAGAATCAAAATATTTTTGTACAAGGTAATTGTAATCTTACTGTTGAGAAAGATTTAAGACTTAGAGTAGGTGGTGATTATTACGAAGAAATAAAGGGTAATAAGTTTACAACAATTGGAGATGAAGAAACCGCCGGATCTAGACATACTAAGATTCAGGGTAACGATTGTTTAGAAGTTGGTACGGGTAGTAACACAAATATCACAGGTGATAGTGGTTTACGTGTAGGCGGACAGGCCAATACAACTGTTATGAAAGCCAATGTGCTTTCTGTTGGTGGTAATTATTCAGCTACAGTGGGTAGAAAAATTAGTTTAAGTGCCATAACAGACATTAGTTTAAATTCTGTTCTTGGTAATATGAATCTTACTACAGGTATTGGTAATATTACAGCTACAGCTATTGGTGCATTTAAAGCGTCAGGTACAACTATGTCTTTAACTGCGGTAACAAATCAAACAATAGCTGCGGGTATTAATCAGTTGGTTGAAGCGGGGGCAATACAAAATCTTGCAGCAGTAACACAGAATACTACTGCACCGACAAGATTCATTACAGGTATCACAACACATACTGGAGCGTATAATGTGGCTGGTCCTATGACTTCTACAGTTAGTGTTACTGCTCCGGCTATTAGTGGTACTGTTACTGTTACCGGCGGTGCTGTTAGTGGTAGTGTTGTAAGTCAAGGTAGCATCATACTCGGCACACACAAACACACAGGTGTTACATCTGGCGGTGCGCTAACAGGCACACCTTCAGTCATTTAAGGGGATAAAAAATGTCTTGCGGAATACCTCCAGAAGCGCAAAAACTACTAGATTCTTTAGACGTCTTAGAGGAAGGGCCTCTTGGTGTTTTATCGTTGTTAGATATTCCTGTTCCTACTACTGGAGCGGGTGTGGCAAGTGCTCTTGGGTTGTCTACCGAGTATGCTGAAATTACTGCAAAAATGGCTACTATTAAAAATGATTTAGAGGCTTTAGTACCTGATATAGGTTTGAATTTAGAAGACATATCCCCATTTAATGATGGTCTATTAAAAGACGTTTCAGGGTTTGCTGAAAATCTTGTAACTACGGCACTTGCAGGCAAACAGGTTGCAGATGAGATTAAGAAATTACAAACCAAATATTCCGGAATAGATTTAGGTGAGTTAAAAATAGATCAAATACCTGAGTTATTGAGACAGGGGCAACTAGACTTAGCAAGTTTATGTCAAAAAATACCAAACTTTGAAGAAGAGGGAACTACTTTTGTACTGAAGGCAGTACCAATTTCATTTCCTAAAATTTCACCGAAAGCTATAATTGCAGGACATAAACTACCTGAGTTACCGAAACCCAGAGCTACTGTAAATTTACAAAGAAGAGCGAGAGAAGCTGGCGAGAAATTTATTCAGTTTGATCTACCAGATATTTAAAAACCATTATAAATAAGTGTATGGCCGAATTAAAACAAGAAATAACAAGAATATACAAAGATATAGATCTTAACTTTGTTGCGCATCCTGTTACCGGTGACGTTTCTAAAGCACTAGATGTTGCCGCGGTAAAACAGGCCCTTCGTATTTTGTTACTAACAAATACGTATGAAAGGCCCTTTCACCCTGAAATAGCAGGCAATATTAGAGGTCTTTTATTTGAAAATATGTCTCCTCTAACAGCTTTAGCAATCAAAAAACAAATTGAGACAGTATTACAAAATTTTGAGCGCAGAGTGAAAATACAAGAAGTTAAGGTACTACCGAATAGCTCAGAAGATGGTTATAACATAGAAATATATTTTTATACTGTAGGTATAACTAAACCAGCGGTATTTAATTTTAATTTAGAAAGGTTACGATAAATGGCTCAAGCTAATTTAACAGAATTAGATTTTGACAACATAAAACAAGATCTAAAAGAGTATCTACAAGGTCAAGCAGAATTTTCTGATTATGACTTTGAAGGTTCTGCGTTAAGTGTACTGCTGGATATTCTTGCATACAATACACACTATAACGCAATGTTATCACATATGCTGGCCAATGAAGCTTTTTTAGATACTGCAATAAAAAGAACCTCTGTTGTTTCTATAGCTAAAAGTCTTGGATACACTCCTCGTTCCAGACGTTCAGCATTTTCTACTATTTCATTGTATGTTGTTCCGGGAAATACTTACAATTCAACTACAGCGGTATTACCTAGATCTTATTCTTTTTCGGGTACCAGAGATGGCAAAACATATACATTTTATCCTGAAACAGATCATACTGTTTCCTTGGAAACTAGGAACGGTGTAGATGCTTTTTACTTTGATGATATTGTTATCAAAGAGGGTACTAGGGTTTCTAATAATTTTATTGTTTCAACTAATATATCAGGTCCTTTTGTTTTACCCAACCCGAACATAGATACTACAAGTATTCGTGTGCGTGTTAGAAGTTCTGGTACTTCTGCTGTATTTGAAACATACAACTTAAATACAACCATTTTAGATATAACTTCAACAACTAAAGCATATTGGTTGGAAGAAAATGTGGACGGGTTATTTGTTGTAAAATTTGGTGATGGTGTTTTGGGTAGAGCATTAGCAAATGGCAATATTGTTACTATAGATTATTTAACCTGTTCAGCTTCTGCACCAAATAGTATTTCTACTTTTAGTCGATCTGGAGTAATTACTTCAGCATCGGAAACAGTTAGAATAACCGCAACAGCACCTGCTGTAGGTGGTACTGTTAAAGAAACAATCGCTAGTATTAGAAAAAACGCTCCGAGATACAATCAGACAAAAAATAGAGCAGTAACTTCATCAGACTATTCATCACTAATAAAAGAATTATATCCCAGTGCTATTGAATCTGTAACGGTATGGGGAGGAGAAGAAAACGATCCTCCTATTTACGGAAAAGTTTTTATCTCCTTAAATCCTGTCACAGGAACATCTATAACTCAAACTATTAAAGATGACATTATTAATAGAGTGGTTACACCTAAAGCACCGGTTGCTATTATTCCTGAATTTGTAGATCCAGAATATACATTCATTTCTCTGAGAGCTAATATTGTTTATAATAACAAAATAACAACATTAACTAGAGGTCAAATTGAGCTTGCAGCAAATAATGCAATAACAGAGTATTTTAATAATAATTTAAATAGTTTAAATAAAAACTTTTATTATAGTAGATTACATAATGCAATATATAATAGCTCAGCCTCTATAGTTTCTGTTAATCTAGTTCCTTATGTACAAAAAAGAATAACACCGACTACCACTAGACAAGATAGTTTAAACTTTACTTTTAATACTAAAGTACAACCTAGAGAATTGCACAGCACTTGGTTCAATGTGGTTATCAATCGAGCAACATTTAAGGTTAAATTAATTGATGAACCTAGAAGCGGAGTAGTTGGACCACTATATTCAGGTATAGGTGACATTAGATTACAAAAAGCAGATGGTACTAAATTAAGAAAAATAGGTACTATAGACTATGATACGGGTAAAGTATCAATATCAGAAATTTATATTTCAGGGTTTTACGGTGGTGATACTTTTATTCGTGTTACAACAGGCCTCCATGATGATACAAAAGATATTAAAACTAGTATATTAACTAGAATCTCTCCTGAATCTACTTCAGCTATTGTACCCGCTCCAAGT